GTGGATTAAGAGATTATTGGGTATAAAACCTAAAAAACACGAATTGAACAATACTAGGTTGAAATGGGACAATGAATATTCCTTTCATCCCGCTGGACAAAATGATCAAAATACTGTAGAATGAAATCATGACTTTAACCACATTTTCTAAAAAAATAAAGAAGGACACTTCTAAATCTCACTCAATGGCCGAGAATACGGGATTCGTTACGAACTTTCTCGCTGGTGTCGTTGATAGGGACAGTTATAAACAACTGATTGCAGACTTTTTCTTTATATACACTGCTCTTGAAGAACAGGTAGATGAGTTTAAAGATGATCCTTTAATTTCTTCTATAGCGTTTGATGAACTTAAACGTGTTCCTTCTCTTGAGAAGGACTGTGAGTTTTATTGGGGTGAAAATTGGAGAGAAACTATTTCTCCAACAGATGCCTGTAAAAATTACGTTGAAAGGGTTAAAAAGATTAATGCTAAGTTCTTAGTAGGACATCACTATACACGTTACCTCGGTGACTTGTCTGGTGGACAGATACTAAAGAATATTGCAGATAAATCTATGGGTTTAAATGGACAAGGCCTTGCGTTTTATGAGTTTGAAGGAATTGATGATCCAAAGTCATTTAAGGCAAGATATAGACTTGCTTTAGATAACCTTCCCATCAACAAACCTGATGGAGAATTGATTATTAATGAGGCAAACTACGCATTTAAGTTAAATATGGATGTTTTTGATGAAATAGGATCAAAGAAGAGATTTCCATTACTATCAACTGCTAAAGCTCTTGTTAAAGTAACGTGGAGATCTGTTAAATCCAAAATCAATAACTGGAAGAGGTCATGACTTGGTTTTTCATCTTACTCAGCAACTTATTCTTGTATGCTGCTTTAAGAATACATTTGGTTAGGAAATTCCGAACCAGTTATTCGATATATCTGAAAGATAATGAAGGAAGAAGACAAACCTTGACTGATACCATTTCACATCTTTTAGAAGTTAATGAGATACAGGATAAACAGATCAAGTATCTGGCTGGAGAGATGGAGAAACAATGGTTAAATCTTGAACAGATTGCCTTAGTTACAGGCGCTGAAAAGTACTGTACTGAGAAACCTTCACCAAAAATACAATGAAAGACATGAACTCGATAGAGGGTAGTGAAACTAAGAAAGATAAAAGAGATAGAGCAATTTCTTTATTTCTCGAATCTCTTTATAAACCTGATGATACTCTCCGTGGTTGTGCTCACAATCAAAAGTGTTACAATGAACTGATGGAAATTAGAGAAATTGTAATAGAATATGTACAGAAGGATTTAAGGAGACGAGGCCTTCACAACCAAGGCCCTCTGATTTGATGACCCTTTTAGAAAAACAACTTTTAATGGTTCAATCATTAAGGGAATCTATGCCTTTGGAAGACCGAGCGTATTTCTACCTATCTCCTGTGTTAAATATAAAGGCACACTTGAGGACTATGAAGGATAGAGTTAATGTTAGACGAAGCTCAGAGGAAGGATTTGAGGAAAACCGCAAAAAGACTAATTAAGATTGCAAAAAAACACCCAGAATGGTACAATGATTCTGAGGTTAGATACGCTAAGATGATAAAGCGTGCAAATAAAAAAATTAAAAAAACAAACGATGAAAATCTTTCTTGATACTGCCGATTTTGACCTGATTAATGAAAGGGTTCAGACAGGTCTTATAGACGGCGTTACAACAAACCCAACACTTATATTAAAAAGTGGTGGAGACCCAGTAGAGACGATTAAAAAGATCTCTGGCGAGTTTCCTTACTTTGAGTCTATTTCTGCTGAGGTAGTTGCAGATAATGCTCCAGAGATGATGGAACAGGCACAGGCATTCAAAGATCTTAAGAATGTTACTATTAAGGTTCCATTGACAACTGAAGGATTGAAAGCATGTAAGATGCTTGCATCAGATGGTTTTACTGTAAATGTAACACTTTGTTTTTCAGTTGCACAGGCAGTTCTTGCAGCAAAAGCTGATGCCACATATATTTCACCATTTGTAGGTAGGGTTGATGATAACTCTTTCGATGGTGTAGGATTGGTTAAGGATATTTCCTCTCTATATAAAGAGCACCTATCAAGGACACAAGTTCTTGCAGCATCTCTCAGGAATGTAGCTGATGTTGCTAAGTGTTTCTCTGTGGGAGCAGATGTAGTAACAATGCCTCCTGCAATTTTCGATAAGATGTATAATCACATCTTAACTGACAAGGGACTTGAATTGTTCCAAAATGATTGGAATTCAATTAACAAATAGGATTATGACTTTATCTCAACAAGTACAGGATGGTTTACAAGAAGCAGAATTAAAACTTCGTGAGACTCTTGCTTTTGCCGCTAAGGTAGAAAAGCCTTATATCGTCAGAGAGATTGGCGGTATGATTTCTCATATTGATAATCTTAAGTCTACAGACGAATTGTTTGATAGAATGGATAGCGTAATTAGTAAATTAGAGTCAGATGATTGATTGGCGATATTCCGATGAACGTATGAAAATACGTCAAGAATCTTTCTTAGCCCTTAAAAATTACAATGATTTAGATCATGTCAGGTTCATCTATGAATTTTGCCACCTCTGGGTATCGCAGGGGAAACAGGACACAATCGGAATCGAAGACAGTTTTCTTAGATACTGCGAAAACTCGAAAAGTTCGTGAGGATTCCATAGTACGAGTTCCCGATGCTCTAAGTTGCGGTAACGCACTAGAAGGTCGGGTTCTTTTTATAGGTGACCGTACAAGTCGTGCCTTAAATGGAACAAAACATGCGGTTTACCTTACCGTTTGTATTAACGAACAGTCCCTTACAGGACTTTTAGTATTTGAAGCTGATTGGCCCACTTTAGAAGTAGTTAAGTATTAAAACCATGTTCACAATATACGGAAAAGATGAATGTCCAATGTGTTTCAAGATCAAAACTGTTCTTGAATTGTTAGGCAAGGAATATGAGTATAAAGAATTGGGTACGGATTACACAGAAGAAGAGTTTGAAACTAAATTTCCTAATGTTCTTTCTGTACCACAGATCATATTGGATGGTAAGGTACTTGGTGACGCTAACCAAACCTTAAAATATCTAAAAGAACATAAGGTAATTTAATATGATTCCTCCAGATGTAGACATAAATAAGGGCGTTGAACTATTATTAAAAGGAGAATCAAAACCGAAACCACCGCCTAAAAATCTATTAGATCTAAGATTTACTCTATTCGGTAAAGAATTTAGTTTATCATTCAACATAAAAAACACAACCAGTAATTAACCTTGGGAGGTTCCACATGGAAACAACTGTACTTATTGTTATGTTCAGTATATTATGCGTGACATTTTTGTTAATAGGTGGTATAATTGGCTGGTTAGCCCAACAAAACAATTACGTCAATATGCAGAATCAGGCGGTGGCATATACCCACCCTGAGATGTATGACGAAAATGGGAATCTAATTCCCGATGAAATCGTAGCCGTGAGGTTTGAAAATGACAACAGCGAAGAAGACGACGAGGAGTAAATCCTCTTCAACTAGGAAACCTAGAACTCGCAAAACTACAACAACTAAAACCCCTGTGACTAAGCCAAGGACGGTGACAGTTAAGAAAAAAGAACTGCCACCTAATCCTTTGGTGCATGAGGTATTGGAAGCCGTAGATTCAGAAAGAGTTAAGACTAAAAAAGTAGATCTTCTCCGTACTCATGGAGATGATTCTTTAAAAATGTTAATGGTTTGGAACTTTGATCCATCCGTGGTTTCTATGTTACCAGATGGGCCTGTACCATATCAACCTGTAGAAGGTGATGTTCAGGCATCTAAAGATCAGGGAGTTCCATCAAGAACCACAATTCGGAATGCTGCTCGCCAGTTTTACCGTTTTGTAAAAGGTGGAGACGACCAACTCAATAAGATAAAGAGAGAAAGTATTTTCATTAACCTTCTTCAAACTTTACCACAACCTGAGGCTGAGATTCTTATTCTAGTTAAAGATAAGAAACTTCAGACTAAGTATGGTATAACTAAGGAGTTAGTATCAGAAGCATATCCAGAAATTACTTGGGGGAACCGCAGTTGAAAATCATACACGAAGATTGTGATCCTAAACTTGCTACAGATAAAAAACTTCCATACACTGCCTACCTTGTAGAGTATGTTAAGGAAGTGGAAACTGATGGTAAGAAGGCTGACAAGACTTGTTACGACATTACTATTTGCCAAAAGCAGGTGGAAATGTTTGATTACTACTACGATAAGTACAAAAAAGGTTTGAAGAAATGGAAACAGACTGAAGGGCAGATGAACCCTAAACTCTGGAGAGACAGTATGCTTAAACCTGAGAAAGAGACAAAACCTAAGAAACCACAGAAGAAGAAAAATGGGTGAATATTCAGGATCCTCTCCTATGGGAGATGGCAGAAACGTTGCTGGTAGTAAATTTACTGGTGATGCCAAAAAAGGTAAAGTTGAGATGAATACTGAAGAGTATGCAAAACTCATCAAGAAGTATAAGAAGACTAAGAAATATATGAAATCTAATTTGTTTGCAGTAAAGACTATGGATGGCACAGAGAAATATGTGTCAAACTTACTGAAGGAAGCAGATGA